CACCAAATTAAATTTAAACGTTAATAGCTATGAAACGCATTACACACGATGAGGCTAAGCTATATCGCCCATTAAGTAGTAGCGACACGCGTTATAGTATGCGTCGTGCTATCGCTTATACCCTTACCCCCATCCCTAATGATCCAGGTTGGGAAGAAATCACATATTACGGTGCCGCCTGGGTAGATCCAACTAATACCCCACAACACCCACATTATATTTATGTTCTCGTTAACCCATCTATTCCAGGTATATGTAAAATTGGATTTACTACTACAACAGTATATGATAGGGTTAAGCAAATTAACTCAGCTACAGGCGTAATTACGCCTTGGTACGCGGTATTTACATATAAGTGTCCAGATGGTCGTTCACTTGAGCACGATATACACACGTATCTTGAAGAGATTGGCGTTCGTGTCAATCCAAATCGCGAGGGTTTTGTTATAGATACTGATACTGCGCGTAATATTATTGAAAGTATAGGTAAAAAATACAAATCAAATGAAATTAATTAATATTTTATTAACTTTATTAGGTCATATGATCTTAATTCAATCTCATCGTTATCATATTAATATCGTTGGATTTAATATACTACAATTTGTGGGATTTATGTCGTTACATGCGGTGTGGCATGCTTTAATGTTGAGGAAATTGTATATACGTATCTAAAGATTGGTGTTGGTAGTTACAAGACTACATAAGGAGGGAATATGTTTTGTTCAATCCCATATATTTATTATAGACAATGGCTACATTTAAGATAAAACTAGAAGACAAAGCTGCTTTCCTTAACCGTATGGAAAAGGCAGGTGAAGGTTTAGATACTGATCAAGCAGTGGATAATAAGCTAGAGGGATATTTTGAGGTAACTGTTGACGAACCAAAACAACTAGAAGCGGTTAATACTATTTTAAAACAATCTCCAAAAATAACTCAAATGGAATCTAAAAAGAAAAAAATGACTAAGGACCAATTAAAAGAAATGGTTCGTCAAGAATTACAAGCTGTTTTAGCTGAAAAGAAGAAAGTTAAAGACGAAGACAAGAAAGATAAATTAGATGAAAATGAAGAAGTAAGCGAAAATTTAATGGCTGACGCTGCTCCAATTTTAGCTACTTTACTTGGTGTTGGTGGTTCATTAGCTGCTGCAATTATTAATGATTTAAGAAAAGCAAAAACTCCAGAAGAAAAAAAGAGAGTATTACAAAGCGTTGCTGGTCAAATTAGTAAATCTAAAGGTTTATAATAATCTACAAATAATATAGAAGGTAGGGTGTCTTGAAAAAGACGCCCTTTTTCTTTGGAAGTATAAAATATCTTTCGTAACTTCCACCTACGCGGGTTGGGAAAAAGGGAATGGGGGAATGAGAAAAACGGCGAGGGGTTGGGGAACGGGAAAGCACATATATTTATATATAAACATATATTATGAAATTTAAAAACAATGTACTTGAAAAACTAAACCAATTAGACGCTACTGTCAATAAGGCTAAATTTCAAGTAAACAGAGGAATGGATCAAGATCAAGTTTTAGAATCTTTGGATCAAGTTAAAGAACAAATAGAAAAAATTAACGAAATCGTTTCTTTAGAACAAGACGATTTTGCACAACAATTCGCTAACATATGATGTGGTTATGGATTATTATTATTCATGTTATTGAGCTTGCTGTTATTGGAGCTGTTTTAATTATTAGACGTAATAGTGCTTTAGAAAAAGCAGTAACACAACAACGTGAATACATAGATGCAATTAGTATTATTGTTAATAATTCTGATCAAAAGTTAAAAGAATTAGATACATTAGGTGCATTTGAATCTGATGATGAAGTAGGTACTTTTTTTAAAAATTTAAGAGAGATACAAATACTCATTAACGATTTTAATAATTTTAAAGGCTAGTTTGGTTATGTGATTTTTTTTCCTTATATTGGGATTAAAAACTAGAAATCACTATGTCATATTATGATAATTATGGTGCTGATATATTCGACGATGATACTCTGGCACTAACTAAACGAGGTAAACCGCGTAAACGCAAACCAAAAGAACCTCGTATCTACTTTACTCAAGATACTGAAGATGCTATTGTAGAATATTTGGCTTGTATTGATCAAGCTGAACGTAATCGCATTTATAACGATCGTATTGAATATGGTTTTTATAAACTGTCTGAAAACATTATTCATACATTTAAATTCTACTATACTGATACGGATACTATTGAGGAACTAAAGCACGAGGTAATTACATTCCTACTCGAAAAACTCCACTTATATAAGCCTGAGAAGGGTAAAGCATTCTCTTATTTTGGTACTATAGCCAAACGTTATCTTATTGTATATAATGAGAACAACTACAAGAAACTTCAAGAAAAAGTTGATGTAGATGAATCTGATGAAGAACAAATGTCGTTATATGAAAACGATAAGAACATTGAAACCATGTTAGATGGTAATGGATTTATGGATCAATATATTAAGTATATAGATACTCACATATTCAGATTATTTCCTAAAAAACAAGATGCTCAAACAGCAGATGCTATTGTTGAATTATTTCGCAAACGTGAAACATTAGAAATATTTAATAAAAAAGCATTATACATCTATATTCGTGAAATCACCGACGTATCTACACCTCAAATTACTAAAATTATTAAAAAACTCAAATCTATTTACGTCCAGTTATATAATGAATATTATAATTACGGATATATAAAGATTTAATTATTTATATTTATTGGTAAACGCATTTATGGCTAATTTTGATGATGTAACAGTATTTGACGGTATGTCCTTATCGGATCTATTTAAAAAAATACATAAGAATAATAAAGATATTGACAAGCAAATTGGTGATTTTATAGATACTATGAAACCAATGGCAACAGCTAACGCGGGTTCTGCAACAATGTTAATGCCTACCGTTAAAGATTTAATTGATGTTAACGTAAAAAATAACGAACAATTAATTAAGATGGCAGCCATCGCGCAACGTGCGGCAACTGTTAATGCCAATAGTGGTGTTGATTTAATTAATATGGATGAAATTAATGCTTTATTAGAAGAACAAAAAGCAGTACAAGAGCAAGGACAAAAATTACTTGATCAAGCACCTGTTGTACAAATAAACCAGTAATATGAGATATCAGATAGGTGGATTTTCAAACGTATTATCTTCGGTAGGAAAAAATAATTTTTCTCCTATTAACCCAACTCAAGTAGGAAGGGTATATGGGGTAGTAACAACTGCAAATACACCTAACAAAGAACAATTTGAAAGAGTTGGTGGTTATGATGCTATGGGTACTATATTCTATCGTGATTATAATCAAGCACAAGATACAGTAGGAAAAATAGATAATAATTTTTTTAATGACTGTAAAGTTGCTAAACCATTATTTCCCCAATTCCAATATTATCCAGTATTGGGTGAATTAGTAGTTTTATACGATTTACCTTCTCCTGCAACTCAAATATCTCCTTCATCTACAGAGACTTATTATTTGATTTTAAATTTATGGAATAATAATCAACAAAACTCTCAACCAGCAAATGATAATGCTTCTTTAGGAACTACTTTTGTTGAAAATCCAGATATTAGAAATTTAATTTCATTTCAAGGTGATCATATTATACAAGGTAGACAAGGTGCTGCTTTAAGATTTGGTTCAACAACTAAATCATACAATGATTTAAACGAATGGAGTTCTGTAGGTGCTGAAGATAGTCCTATTACTATTTTAACAAATGGTTTTAACTATATACCTGATGCTAAGGTTTATGTTGAAAAAATAAATCATGATTTATCTTCTATTTATTTAACTTCAACTCAAAAACTACCTCTACAAACAGACAAAACAGGAACTTTAAACCCATTAACTAATCCTTTAGATGCAGCTGATTATTTTAATTCACAAATTATTTTAAATGCAGATAGAGTTACTTTAAACTCTAGAAAGGATGAAATAATGATGTTTGCTAAAACAAATGTTGAGATAAATACTAATAATATTATTAACTTAAATGCTAATGAGAGAGTACATTTAAATACAAATACCGTATTTTTAGGTACTGTAAATAATCAATTACCGACCGAACCTATTGTATTGGGAAATAGATTATATGATTTATTAGAGGGATTATTAGATGGACTACAAACGTTTAGTATTGCTCTTACTACAATAGTAGCATCTCCTGAAGGAGCTCCTATGATTGATTTAAATAATGCCGCTCAAGCATTATCTAATAAATTAGAAAATGTTGAGGGACAAATTGAAAATATTTTATCAAATAGAAACTTTACAGCATAGTGGCTAATAATATAAACATATCATCTATTATATCTCCAGATGTTCTTAGAAGTATATCTTCATCTGCTGCTATAAAAACGTTTGGTGATCAATTAAAAAACCAAGCTAAGGAAAAAGTTATATCTGTTAATTTAGGTAAAACTCAACAATTAAAAAATCAAATTGAAGAAATTGCTATAATAGAAATTAAAGTAAGATCTGATCATGGTAATGAATTAAAAAGATTAGAAACTTTACTTAGAGAAAAGCAAATTACTCAAGATGAATATGATAAAGCGGTTGCTAAAGAAAATATTGCATTTGAACAAAAAATAAAAGATTTAGAAAAGTTAAAGAAAAAACTTAACGATGATTTAAAAAACATTAATGCTGATCCTTTAAGAAAAATTAAAGAAAAGGCTAATGAAAGAAAAGTTAGAAGAGTAAGAAGAAAAGCTAGAACTAAAGTAGAAAAAGCCAAAGCAAGAAGAGATTTAGCCAAAAAACTAGCTAAAAATGCAGCTAAAACTTTAGCACCTATTATTGCATTACAAATTGCAAATAAATTTGCTTCTATTATTTCACAAAGGCAACAGCTAGAATTATTAGTAGACCAAGTAAATGCATATATTGACATTGCACAAACACCAGACCAAATAGCAATTGCTACTAATTTAAAAAATAATACTATTGCTTTAATTAATAGTAGTATTAATAAGTTGAATAATTTATCACAAACAATACAACAGATTAATACATATATTACTATTTTTAATGCTATAATTTTAATATTATCTGCTATTCCAATTCCAACATCTGTTCCTCCTGGAATTGGTATACCTGTTAATTTAATCACTAGAATTGTTAAAACATTAGAAAGAGCAAATAAATTAGTATCCGCACTTAATATAATATTAGCAGTTTCTACTGTAGCTTTAGAAAATGAGATTAATGAATTAAATGAATTAATATTAAGATTAAAAGAAATAACTCAAAATTTAACGGATAAAACGTTAAATAATTTAAATGAACAACAATTAACAGAACTAACTAATTTCTTCTCTCCTGTAGGTGTGGATGAATTTCCACCATATAAAGGATTTAAATTTCAAATTAAAGTAGAAGAAAATAAAGCTTTTGAAGTTAAAGGAAATAAACGCAGATACGCCGTGGCTATTGATCGTGATGGTGTTGAAGTAATAAAAAGTGAATTATCATTTACATTAGATCCTAATGACTTGGTAGACCAACTGAAATTAGTTATTGATCAACGAAACTTACAAGGATAAAATATTTATAATTATGAACGCAAAATTATTTAAAAACTTAATTAAAGAAGCGGTTCGCGAAGCAGTTCGTGAAGAAATCGGTGTTTTATTATTAGAACAAAAGAAACAAGAATTAAATGAAGGAAAAACATTTAGTTTCACCAGCAATGATATACCAGTAGGTAATGATGCTAAAGCATCTTTACGTAGTAAAATGGGAGCTATGTTTGGATATGATGTGCCTCAATCTCAATCACAATTGAAAGTTGACCCTACATCAGACAATCCATTTATGGCCTTTATCGAAGATGCTGGAGCTAATATGACTGCTCAAGATTTATCAGGATTAAGAAATTTAGGATAATATGCCAATACCACAAACAGTACGTGTTAATCCCTTAGACTTACAGGGTAATATTGCTATTGGAGTGGCATTACCTTTTAATGCTCCTGGAGTATTTAAAAGCACATATACAACTAAAGATCAAATCAAATCTAATCTAGTTAATTTATTATTAACAGATGTAGGTGAAAGAGTAATGAATCCAACTTTTGGTTGTAATCTTAAAAGATTTATTTTTGAGGGTATTACCGAAAATAATATAGATAATTTAAAAGAAAATTTATCTGATAGCATAGCAGTATTTGTTCCTGAAGTAGCAGTGACAGATATTATAGTAGTCCCTAATAATGACTTTAATGCTATAGATTTAACAATAAATTATATTTTAATAATATCATCAACACCAGACCAAGTAACAGTACAATTTAATTAATAATGGCTGAAGAACAAAATATATCGTATTTAAATAAAGACTTCACTGATTTTAAATCAGCATTACAGCAATATGCTAAAACATATTTTCCTGCAACTTATAATGATTTTACAGAAGCAACACCAGGTAATATGTTTATCGAAATGGCATCTTATGTTGGTGATGTTATGTCATTTTATTTAGATACTCAAATTCAAGAAAATTTTCTTTTATACGCTAAGGAAAAGGAAAATTTGTATGCTCAAGCCTATGTAATGGGTTATCGCCCTAAAGCATCATATGCTTCAAATACTGTTGTTGATATTTACCAATTAATTCCTTCTGTTATAAATTTAGGGGTGATTGTTCCTGATTACACAACATATGGTTTAATTATTCCTGAAAACACAACTATAACTTCAACTAGTACAGGTACTAGATTTTTAACAACAGCAACAGTTGATTTTACAGATACAGGTAGTACTGAAATTACTTTTGTAAATAATAACTTTTATTTATTTAAGAAAACAGTCCCTGCAATTTCTGCTGAAATAAAAGAAACATCAATTGATGTAGGAGCTAACCAAAAGTTTGCTACATCAAATGTTGTTGATAGTAACATATTACAAGTATTAAATGTTACAGCTAGTGATGGTAATTTATGGTATGAAGTTCCATATTTAGCCCAATCTTCAGTATTCCAAAAAGTAGCAAATCCAAATTTCTCTACTGATCAAACACCTTATTTATTACAATTACAAAGAGCTCCTAGACGTTATGTATCTAGAATACTTTCAGATAATACATTACAATTAGAGTTTGGTGCTGGATTAACTAAAGATAAATCTGATACTCAAATTATTCCTACTCCTTCATCCATCCAAGCAGGAGCTGTACCTGGTATATCATTACTAACAAACAATTATAATGAAGCTAGTACTTTCTTTACTCAAGAATATGGATTAATTCCTTCAGGATCGTTAACAGTAAAATATCTAGTTGGTGGTGGTATTACATCAAATGTACCTGCCAATGATTTAACTGTTATTGATAGAACAAATATTTACTTTAAAAACGGAACCCCTCCAAATGCTTCTTTAGCTACTTCAGCCTCTGATAGTGTAATATCCAATAATCCAATCCCATCTTCAGGTGGTAGAAACGGAGATACAACAGAAGAAATTCGTCAAAACGCATTGTATGCTTATTCAACTCAATTAAGAGCTGTAACTAAAGACGACTATATTGTAAGAGCAATGTCTATGCCTGCTGATTATGGTACTGTTGCTAAGGCTTATATTTCACAAGATTTATACAAAAGCCCACAACAAACCGTAGCTTATACTCAAAATAACAATCCATTAGCATTAGACTTATATGTTTTATCATATAATAATAATAAACAAATGGTTACTGGTTCTTTAACTTTAAAGAATAATTTAGTAACCTATATGAACCAATATAGAATGGTTACTGATGCTATCAATATTAAAGATGCTTACTATATTAATATTGGAGTTAATTTTGATATTATTATAAATAGTGGATTTTCAAATAAAGATGTATTAACTTCTTGTGTATCTGCTCTACAAGACTACTTTAATATAGATAAGTGGCAAATAAACCAACCAATTATTCTTTCAGATATTACTTCTAAATTATTACAAATTAGAGGAGTACAATCGGTAGTTAAACTTGAAATTATTAATAAACAAGATCCATTAGGAATAACTTATTCTCCTTATGGTTATGATATTGCAGGGGCTACTAGAAAGGGAAATATTTATCCTTCGATGGATCCTGCTATATTTGAAATTAGATATCCTAACACAGATATACAAGGTAGAGTAGTGGTAGGATAAAATTAAAAATTAAAAATTAAAAGTATGAATTTAGACAAATTAAAAGGCCACATTCCTGATTCAGTTATCAAGCAAATTCCAGAAATTCAAACAAAGTTTGAAATCAATACCCCATTACGCTTAGCTCATTTTTTAGCTCAGTGTGGTCATGAATCAGGTGGATTCCGTGTTGTTAATGAAAATTTAAACTATAGTGCTAAAGGATTGCAAGGAATATTTAAAAAATATTTCCCAACACCAGCATTAGCAGAACAATATCAACGCAAACCAGAAAAAATCGCTAACCGCGTTTATGGTGGTCGTATGGGTAACGGTGATGAAAAATCAGGTGAAGGTTTTAAATTCCGCGGTCGTGGCTATATTCAATTAACAGGTAAGCAAAATTACACAGCATTTGCTAAGGCAATTGGTGAAGATATTGTTGCTAATCCTGATTTAGTTGCTAGCAAATATCCATTAGCATCAGCTGCTTGGTTCTTTCATAGAAATGGATTACATAAATTAGCTGATGGTGGTGCAACTGATGCCGTTGTTACACAAATTACTAAACGTGTTAATGGTGGTACTATCGGTTTAGCTGATCGTATTAAGCATTTTAAGGAATATCACGCATTGCTTGTATAAAACAGTTTAGTAGTTACCATATTTATATGTAGTAATTACTAACTATGGCCATTTATAAAATATTTCCTGAAAAGAGTGCAACTCTATTTTCATACTATCCTACCACAAACACAGGATTAGATGAAATATTAGAAATCAGCACCTTTGAATCATTACAATCTACTAATGAAGTATCTAGAGGAATAATTAAATTCCCCACTTCAGAAATAACTGATGTAATTAATAACGAAGTATCTGGATCTCCATTCAGTGCTTCGTTAAAATTATATTTAGCCGACGCTACATCCTTACCATTAAACTACACCTTATATAGCTATGCTTTATCAGGTAGCTGGGATAAAGGTACTGGCCGTTTAGGTGATGTACCTGTTATAAGTGACGGTGCAAGTTGGAAATACAGAGATCAAAATAGTGGATCACAATGGTTTGTTGGTTCAGTAGTATTAGGTCCTACTTTTCCTATTGGTACAACAGGCTCATACAATGATAATTTTGGTGGTGGTTTATGGTTTACTGGTTCAGGTGCATCTCAATCCTTTACAGCTGCTACTACTAAAGACATCAATATGGATGTTTCAAGTACTGTAAGACGTTGGTATAGTGGATCTTTTTCAAATGAAGGTTTTATAGTTAAACACGCTCCTTCACTTGAATTTACTACAGCTTCTAAGTTTGAATTAAAATTCTTTTCAAACACAACCCATACCATTTATCCTCCATGTTTGGAAATTAAATGGAATGATTCAACATTCTCACCAGGTACATTAAGTGTAGTTACATCTAGTTACTATGCTGCTGTAATTAATAATAATAAAGGTGAATTCCAACAAGATTCAATACAACGTTTTAGAGTTGTTGTTAGAGACTTGTATCCACCTGTAGTATTTAGAACTACGTTAAGTTTTGCTAATACAAAAGCATTACCTTCTTCTTCATATTGGTCAATAAAGGACTTGGATACTGAAGAAATTGTCGTAGATTACGATACCAACTTTACTAAAATTAGTTGTGATGCTTCTAGTAACTATTTTGATGTTTATATGAATGGTCTAGAACCGGAACGTTACTATAAACTACTAGTTAAAGCAGTATTGTCAAACGGTGAAGTGGTAGTAACAGATAAAGATTATATTTTTAAAGTTGTAAGATAATGTCATCTCAAATACCAGTACAAAAAACTGTATTTAATAAAGAAGCTTTTAGCAGAGTAGTTAACACTCAGTTCAGTCAACTCATAAATCAAGGAGCTGACCCTGAAGAACCTACTTTTACTGTTGATGATTTCTTTCAATTATATGAAGATTTATTTTATCAAATTCCTAAGGAAGGTGATGCAAATTCTCATAGATATATTTTACAACGTGAAGCTGATTATTTAGGTGTTAGCATTAGTCAAGATGATATACAGGCATTATTAAATGAAATTACATCATTAAGACAACAAGTACTTGAAGCACAACAAACAATAAACGAACTGACTAAGAAATAATGGCTAATAATATTCAAATAGTAGGACAAATTTTAACCCAACAACAAGTTTCTCGTTATAGTGAAACTGACCTTAATCTTCTTAACCCATTGTTATTAAGAGAAGATTTTGGACAACCTAATGACTATATTGAATATTTTGTTTATGATATAGTAGATAATCCTTTATACGCAAATTATAACTATCAAAACTTTAAATCTCCAACAGGTTCATTTGTAACCCCAACAGGTTCATTACCTATAATAGAGATAGATCCCGTTAAGGATTTACAAACATTAGGTTACCAATCAGGTGAATTTAAAGTTCAATATAACTTTTTTAATAATAAAATTTCTAATGCTGAACAAGCAGGATTATTTTTAAAAGAAATATCTGCTGACAGAACTGAATTAAGATTAGGATCTACTACATTAACAAATGAGCAAATTGAAACAGGTTCTTTAGCTCTTATAAACGAAATTTCTAGTTCACTTTATGCTGTTAACTACATTGCTAATTTTGAAAATAACAATCAAGCAACAGTAGTAAACGTTGCTTTAAATAAAGTAGAATCAGGATATGAAGTTTTATTAAAGTTATATGAACCACTTGCTACTAATATAACTGAAAAATCAACATTATGGATTGTAGAAGAAAAAATTAATCCGTATGTTTTTGATA